GAAATATCACCTAATCTTTCACTAAGTTCTCTTTGTGCTAAAAAGTCTCCAACTGCTTGTCTGCTACCACCGAATGCACCACTTTTAATAGCTTGAGCGCTTCTTCTTTGCTGATCTTCATCAAATCTTTGTACAGCCCTTCTTTGCTGTCTATCCATAACATTTTCTAAATAAGGACTCATATATTGACCAGCATCAAATTGTTTTCTTCCTATAGAAGCATAAGCTTCTGGACCAGCGCCTGTAACCCCTGTATATATAGGTGCTGCAGAATATGTGCTTCTTATAGGTCCGGCTCCATAAGTGCTTCTTACTGGTGCGCCACGAAACCTACTACGTATATTTGATCCACCATATTGACTTTGTATAGGTCCGGCTTGATATTGTGAAGATGCCATTAAAGGAGAAGCTTGAGAAGCATAACTAGCTATTCGACCAGCTTCATCCATTAAAGGCATTCCTCTTTGGGCTATAGCCTTAATTCCTTCTTGTGCGCCTAATTGTTCAGGAGAAAAACCGGCTACACGTGGTCCTTCATAGGGAATATAGTCCTCATAGGATAATGCTTGCGCACGACCCATAAGGTTATGAAAATACGGCTCAGCGTATTTAGGCAGTCTGCTTTGATAGGTTTGCGTTTCTCCGCTTTGAATCACCTGTTGAGGCTGATTGCTTTTGCTTCCCTTTCCCATCTTTTTCCTCCGACTTAACTAAACTTAATTTAGTTTTCTTTAAATTATCTTTTTTAACAACAACGTATTCTTGTTTCCATTCCTGTAAAGCTAACTTCTTAACCCATCCTTTTCTACCTGTTAATTCCATTGCTTCACATTCATTATCTAATGCCCAATTTTCCAATATTTCAAGAGTGCTATCCATCCATTCATTTAACTTTTCACCTGCACAATATTGAATACCTAGTATTCTTTTTCTTGGATAGTGTAAAACTTCTGTCATCACCATTCCAACAATATATTCTTCATCATCAGTTACAATCCAAAGATGCTGCTTTCCAATTAAAAGATCATGCAATAAATCTATTTTAATAAAACGCCCATTTGTAATAGGTATTAATTTATCTAAAAAAGGCTCTATTTCAGGGTATATACTTCTTATATACTCAGGAGGAACCAATGATGATTGCATTAAACCATTACCTCCTGTGCAACTTCTTCTAATTCAATAGCTTCAGGCTGAACAGGAGTACCTGTTCTATTTTGCCTAACTTTTGAAACTAATTGATCAAATTTCTTTCCTCCAGCATCACTGGAACCATTGCCTGCATGAGCAACAACATCTGCAGGTATAACATATTCATCTTTAGATAATGCTGCTTGTTGTTGTCCGTCTATCATTGCTGGAACAGAATCACTTAAACCATCGCCAGCACCTTCAACCATCCTTCCATCAGAAGGAATCATTTGCTCAATTACTGCCAATAATTCCATTAATCCTTCTTCTCCATAAGCATCTATATAGCGTTTAAACACTTCATCAGGATTAGGATGTTGACCCATAACAGCAGCAATAACTTCCTGTTCAAGCTGCATTCCTCCATCTACAACACCGCCTTCTTGGAATTTAACTAGACCCCCTTCTGATCTTCCGCCCCTTTTAGCCCTTAAAGCAGAACGCTGACGCTTTCTTCTAGCTAATACAGGGTTATCTTCTATTATTTGTTGATCTATTCCTAATCCAAAAGGTGTTGGCATAGGTTCTATTGGAGCAGGTTCTGGACGACTTATTGTTTCAGGAATCTTAGATATAAAAGGCAATTGTTGTTGATACGAAGTAGTATCTGCAGTTAATCCGCTAACAGGATCAACATAATTAGGCAATGAAGCTAAACCCATAGGTGCTGTTTGCTGTTCAATATAACTCATAGAAGGTATTTCTCTATTAAACCTAGGATCACTCCTATCAAAATTAGTATCTCTTAATATATCTTTTGTTAAAGGTGATGTTAAACCACTTAAATTTCTAGGTATTGCAAAATTGTCTATATTTGGATCGAACTGCTCTCTTGAAGGTGGCATATAACTTCTTAATGCTTCTCTTGGGTCAAAATCAACATAAGGACGATTATCCCAAAATTCAAAACCACCACCACCAATCGGACCAATAGGAATATTTGGTATATTCGGCATAGCAGGAATATTAGGTATCTGTGGAGGAATTATAGGAGGCTGAATCCAACTCATTTCCTGTCTAGGTTTATAGTAACTTCCCCTATCAAAAGGATCATATGTAGGCTGAGACATTGGATAAACTTGTGGCGTATAACCCCTAATTCCTAAAGGTTGAAAAGGCATAACCCCTCTATTCAATGAATTATATTGATCCATTAAACTAGGCATTGGCGCACGTTCAGGCATTCTTAATGGGCTAGTATTAGTAAATCCGCCTGCTTTTCCGGCTGGAGGAGTGCCAACATTAGGTATGCCTACATTGCCAAATCTACGACCACCTCTACCTCCGCCCATTCCCATTTGTCCTCCGCCATACATATTGCCCATATTACCCATGTAATTACCTCCATATTGAGGCATAGGTTGACTAAATTGGGATGATTGAGGTGTTGACCCTTTTCCTCCTTTTGGCATTATCTAACTGGCTCCATTAGTTTTTTTCTAGTAAGTGGTGGCATCTCATCAGTTCTAGGTATCCAGTCTTTTCCATGAGGCATTGTTGAAGAACTAGGTATGTCATCTCTTGTAGGCATAGGGATTCTTCTAGGCATAGGCATATCGCGTGTAGGCATAGGCATATCGCCTGTAGGCAAAGGCATTCTTTCAGGCATAGGCATTGTTCTAGGCAAAGGCATTCTTTCAGGCATAGGCATTGTTCTAGGCAAAGGCATATCGCCCAACCCCGAAATTCTATTTTCAGGAATTAAAGGTCTATCGCCCAACATTCTATTTATAAGATCACCCTTCATGCGTTGTTCAGCAGCCATAGCTTCTATTTGACCTTGCTTATCAGCCATTCCTCCCTTGTTTAAACGCTTTACAAGACCACCATAATTATAGCCAAGAGGACGCATATTATAACCTTCAGGTAAAACATCACCTTCAAGCATCATTTGTTCACCCTCAAAAGCTGAAGCTAATGGATCAACAGGACCAATCATCCTTCTTTGCTCTGTAGGCATATATGGTCCTTCGTACTGATATTCGCTTTCTTCTTCAGCTATTGCATCAGGAGTATCCCAAGGAACATAAGCTTCTCCAACTAAACCAGCGCCTAAAGAACCGGCTGTTTGTCCTATGTTTTCAGGACTAAGAGCATCTGTTACTCCGCTACCCATTCTTTGTAAAAAGCTAGGATCAGCAGCTGGAGGAGTAATGGTAGGTGCAAGTCCTTGTGTAACAGAAGTAGGCGCACCAAGCGATCCCATATTTCCACCTATTTGAGAAGGAGAAAGATAATCTGATGGCGCTGGCGGACCAACAAAACCTTCTGGAAGAGTTCCTAACTGTTGCGCACCTTCACCAGCAGTTTTGCCTAAATCTTTAAACATTTCACTTCCGCCAATAAATTTATCCATTAAACCGCCAGTTATACCGCCCATAAGACCTGCTGTAATACCTTCTTTAAGGCTTCCACCTTCAGCTATTGTTCCAAGACCAGTACCCAAAGCGGATGCAGCCAATGCTGGCATTGCGCCTCCCAGAAGAGCAGGAGCAGCCATAGAAAAAAGTAAAGGCAAAAATGCTTCTTTCTGTCCTGTATCTGGATTAGTGGTTAATTCGCCTGTAGGCGATAGAGAAGCAAGCATATCAACTTCTATAGGATTCATGTGTACCATCATGGTATCGCCATATCTTCCTTTAGAAGCTAAATGATTAGCTGCTGCTCTAAGTGGATTATTCTCATTCATTATGTGGTCTCTCTTTTTAATCGGTCTCTAATACACTAATAAATATATTAAATTTATCAGCAGTACTTGCAGTTAATTTTATTATATCAGCTTCATCTAGTACCAAGACTTCGCCATTAGTTAAAAAAGCCTTGCGAGTCTCAGCAGCAATAGATTCTTTATCCCATGTTACTGTAACACTTTCACTTGTGTCTGTCATCTGAACTGTGAGTGTCATAGCACTACTGCCATCTATATTATAAGCACTTAATGTCTTAACAATAGCAATTTTATCATTTGGAACTGTATAAACACTTGTAGCAGAGGTGCTTGAAAGGCTTGTCATCACGTTTTTATAGGTATTTGCCATTATGATATATACCAATCAAAAGTCTGCTGAATTGATCTAATTTCAGTTGGGGATTGAATTTGATTAAATTTTAAGCGCAACTGATTGATTAATCTAAAAAAATAACTTTGATCATATTCTATTTTAGGCAATTCTAAAGGCTCTTTAACATTAAAATTATCGCTCATCTTCTACCATCCTGACGTATATCAAATCTAGTATCACCTAAACGCCAAAGATTATCAGAGTCTGTACTTTCAACTCTAACTCTCATTTGCCTTGCTCTTGCCCTAATATTAGAAACGCCTGTACTAGAACCAACTGAAGCTGTAGTTGCTGTTGTTAATGTACCAAGCGGATAATTTCTTGTTTTAATTGAATAAGTTACTGTTGGATCATCAGATGTACCATAAAAATAAACATCCGGTATTAATCTGCTAATAAACATAAATTGATTGCCATCACCTGCATCAAAATCTGCGCTTTCTATATAAGCAGTTAAAGCACTTCCATCAGCATTAGAGCCTGTTTCTTGATCGTATAAATAATTATCTGTACCTGCAGCTAAAGGCGCAATAGTAGATGAACCAATATCAATCCAAGCTGTTCTATCCATAGTTCCTATATGCCATACTTTATCTAAATAATTATATGTAACATAACGATCTATCTCATTAGAAGAAGAAGAACAATAAAACCAAGTAACTTCGTTGAATTTAGCATTCCTTGTAGCAAATACTTTATATACTTGACTATAGTTAAAATCATCAAATACATAAGCCCTAACAGTACAAGGTAATGTTTGTATGCTTCCTTCATAGACATAGAAATTATCTTGATCCATAAAATATACAGAATTATTAGCATTAATTGCTGCTTGTGGAGAAACCATACTTACTGATTCAGTAATTAGATTAATACTAAAAGTAAAAGGCGGTCCTATAAACTGCATACTATATAAAGCAATATCAGTAAAGATAACTATTTCTTCTCTAGTTCTACTAGCGCCAATTATTTTAGAGCCAGCAGATAATCTTAAACTTCCTGCAGTATTTGTAGTTTTTGGTGTCCATACTGCAGCATCTTCTTGATTACACCACCTAACTAACATAGGGTCTTGAGTAGAAGTACCTATAGTATTTGCTCCTAAAGCTATAATATGTCTATCTGTTTCTGAAACAATAACTTGACTTGCTATTGTAGGAACATCTGCAGCACCTGATAAAGCTGAAAAATTAACAGCCCTATTTGAAACGCCACTACTTTTATCCCAATAAAATAAACCACCACCCCTAGGATTAGCAATCATATCTTCGCCAAAATTATCAATAGTCCAAAGCCTTAATTGAGAAGAAAATCCTGATGTACCTCCTCCCCAACTGCTTTCACCAAAATATCCAGAACCATAACCAAAACCAGAAACATAGCTATCTAGTCCTGTATTTAACTGATATGCACCAACAACGCTACTTCCGCCATTGCCAGAATCACTGCTATTAGCAGTTACTTCATCGCCATCAGTATCTTTAGCCTCAATAGTATAACTATTAGCATTAACAATACTTGCAATTTGATATTCTTGATTAAGAACAGCAGCAGTAATAAGACCCCCTAAAGTAGCTGCGCCACTAAAGGTAACAAAATCATTAACTACTGCTCCATGACTAGAATCTGTAACAGTAATAGTGGCATCGCCATTAGTAGCAGAAAATGTTACATCACCAGCAGATGTTGTAGATCGTATTGGAGTAATATCATAAAAAGCAGAGCCTTGCTTTATATATAATTTTAAGTTAGTTCCTAGACCAATAAACTTATCGCCATTTAAAGCAACCCATTGATGTAATCTTCTACAAGTACCTAAAAACGTACTTAAAACATTTTTTGCCCAGCCACCTATCTTTTCTGGTCTGCCTGCTCTAAATCTAATTTTATCGCAATCAAACCAACCGCCTTCATTGCTATATGAAGTTCCTTCTTTATTAATTCCCGGCTGAAAAGTATATCTTGATAGAGGCATTTCAACCTCCAAATATTATTCCTGCCATGCCCATCACTAAAGTAACAAGCGTAGCCAAAATAAAATGCTCAAGTCGCTTAACTCGATGTATTACTTCAAGCCAACGCTCCGCGCAAACCGCTTCATGGCTTTCTATTTTAGTATGCACATTGGCTATACGGCTTTGCATATCCATTTCTAAGTCTGCAATTTTGCTCATGCAGCCTCCTCAACCTCCCAACAATTCATATTGGAAGCAACTGTTCGTCTTTCGCCTTCGCCTTTAAATGGATAAACCATGTGCGAGAGCCAAGACGGGAATATGTATAGTTTGCCGACTTCTGGCTTTACTTCAAAACTTTGTGGCGGTCTAAGCCGTTCCACGTTCATTATCTCGTTACGACCATAGTTAAAGCACAAGTAGCCATCACAAACCCCAGACGCATTGTATTTACTATACAAGGAATCACCAGCAGTCGGTTGATCGAGTATCTGTTGTGGCACTTTTGTCCAACCCGTTGTCGATAAACCCATTATGGTTTTCGTGCCATGATCGTGAATTGGGTTGTAATCGCCCTCGTAACTGTGTACCGACCATGTTTCATCCACTGCGACCTGTCTGTTCTTAGATAACATAGACCCCGTATTTTGCATAAAGTGATTGATATACTGAGCGCCTAGACTGGTTATAAACTTAGAATATTCCCTAACCTTCTCATGCTCTGGGTCCATGTTTAGTTGTTCCCCTTGAGCAATTTGCCCTACTAGAGTACCTGCTAACGATTCTTTGTCATCAGATTCTCGTAGTTCATCCAAGTATTCGTTTAAATCATTAACCATTGCCTCTGGCATACGGGTTTCCAATACGAAAACCGCAGGCATGTTCCAGATATTAACATCAATATCTGTCTCCTCGACAGGCTTCGCTTCCTTATTCTTTTTAGCCATTTCTAGCTAGAAGGTACGCTAAAGTCTTCGTCTGGTACTGGATTGCTAGGCGGATTAGTAATTACTGAATCCACTTGACTCGCAAAGACTGTGTCCCAATGTGAAGTCGGACACATTGCGGTCAAAGCTGCCAGATTAAACGAACCTTTAGCTGCTGCGGTGAAATCACCATCGGCTGCTACGGCTCTGTGACTGAATACAGACTTGTAATAAGTTGCATCGCCTTCTTTGTCGTTCTCGTAAGTCATTTCTAAATCCCACATTTGAGCCTTACTAGACTTAACGTGGGGAATAGATTTGGTTAGCTTTTTAGTTACTGCCATTTTTTATTCCTCTATTTTAGATTTTAATTCTTCAACTTGCGCTGAGAGTTCTTTTACTGCGTTTATAAGTGGGTATACAAAATCCGCAGGTGAAATTCGTTGCACACCATCAACACTGGAATCATTCCAACCACCAAAAGTATC